GCAGCTGTCACGCCACGGCAAGGCTGTTACTGTTTTGTAACTAAATGTAACTATTTGTAACTATTTGTAACTGGAATACTACGGCCATGTGTGGTATCATAATAGTGGGCCAAGGAGTGGCACAAGTGATTATATCGATACAGGAGGAATTGAACATGGAAAACTGCAAATTGCTTAACCTGAAGAACATGAAGGAAACCATCGTGAACTATTCGGGAGATCAGAAAGAGTTTGATAAAATATGGGATGCTTTCTACCAGATGGCTTGTATCGGCTTTATCAGTCAGGATACTTGGATAAAGTTCTTTGATCAGTGCGCTGGTTGGTATGTTGATGAGGAAAACGCTTGTGTCCGTGATGAACGAAACTGTCCTGAATGCGTTGATGCCATCGTCTGGCAGTATGTGCCGTATGCTGAATACAAGGCATGAACAGCATACAATTCACAGCTTATCGGGAGGCGCCCAAGCCTCCCGGTGTAATGCAGCCTTGGACGGTTCCAAGCCCGTGTAAATGCAGAGGACACCATAATTTTAGGAGGTCGAGTGATGAATGCAAGCATGATGTTTAGCAGCAAGTCGGATAAGTGGGAGACGCCGCAGGACTTTTTCGACGAGTTGAACAGAGAATTCGGCTTTAGCTTGGACGTCTGCGCCTTGCCGGGAAACGCAAAGACTACCCGGTATTACACGCCGTCGCAGGATGGGCTGGCCCAGCCATGGGAGGGCGTGGTATGGTGCAATCCTCCATATGGCCGTCAAATAGGCAAATGGGTGGAGAGGGCTGTCTTGTCGGCAGAGGCTGGTGCGGTGGTAGTGATGCTGCTGCCCGCACGAACGGACACCAAGTGGTTCCACGAGTACATATACGGCAAAGCTGAGATTCGTTTTGTGAGGGGGCGGCTGAGGTTTGGGGGAGCGGCCAACCCGGCCCCGTTTCCTTCTATGGTTGTGGTGTTCCGTGGGGAACCTGCAGAAGGTTGCGCAGGGTACAACGGAGGGCAAGATGGGAAGGAGGTGCAGAATGTTAATTTGCATTTGTCCTGATCCGCTGGAATGTCCGGCAATCGGATCGGACGTATCGTGTTTTCCGTGGTGCGACTATTTGGAGGAGGTGAACAACACAGATGAAATGCCCATGTACGAAAGACTGCCAGCACAGGACTGTTAATTGTCGGAGCGTGTGCCGTGAATTTAAGGAATACGACCGGCAGCGCATGGCGGGCTATGTGGAGCGAGATCGCCAGCGGGCGAAGGCGCAGGCCCTGTCCCCGTTTAGCAATCCCCGATTTAACCGGTACGCACGACACAACAAAGAAAGAGAGGTTTAATATGCTTTTGTTAGCAGCCGCGGTATCTGCCGGTGCGGCGTGGCTATTACTAAAATGGTTGGAGGCTATCGAGTATGACGAAGAATAAAACCGGCGAACAGCCATGTCCCTACAACATCGGTGTCAAGTGTAACATCGGCGCTTGTGAGTGCGCCAGATGCGGTTGGTATCCCATGGAGGCATACCGCAGACGTGCGGATTTGAAGCGGAAGGGATGTGCGACATATGGCCAGCAAGTCTAAAACTAAGCCGAAGGGCAGCGCTAAGGGACACCGAGTCAAATATTTTTTTCCGATTAGCGACTACCGGCTGCCCAGTGCGTTGGTTGAAAATTACAACAAGAAGCAGCTGTTGGCCGAGTACAGGGCGCTGCGTATAGAAGCGCAGACACGCCTTAAAGCTTTCCAAGGCACAAAATATGAGGAAAGCTATGCGTACCAAGCAAATAAGCATTTTCTGACTGGCGCAACATCCCCTTATAAATTAAACAAGCGCCAGCTGGCAGCGGGACTTTCCGAGCTGGCCAGTTATCTGGAATCCCGAACCAGCACACTATCCGGGACACGGTCGCAGGCGCGGAAGTCCATCAATACCTTTAAGGATCGCTGGGGCATGAACTGGCTGAACGAGGCCAATTATGAGGAGTTTACTAAGTTTTTGGAATTTGCCCGTGAATTGAAGGGGCAAAGGTACATCTTCGAGGAGGTCGTGGCCTTATACCGGAGCGCCAAATATTCGAAAATTCCTTTGGATCGTGTGAAATCGAATTTTGATTTTTATTTGGAGCAAATCGACATCACTGACGATCCAAACATGGCACGGCAATATCTCCGGCGGGATCCCAGTAAGCGGCAGAGCGCCAAATCTGTGCGGGGTAAGATGCGATGAAAACAACACCTATGGTGCGGGCCACTGATGTTGATTTGGCATTTTTGATGCAAGTGGGGTTTGTTAAACGCAAGCGTGGAAACCCTGCGAAAAAGCAAGAGCGCAAGTATCTGGACATCATCACTGCCTTTGATATCGAGACCAGTCATCACCCAGAACGTGAGGAATCCCTTCTTTACATCTGGCAGTGGCAATTTGGAGACTTTTACACGGTCTACGGCCGCACATGGTCAGAGCTGCGCCTATTTATGCAGCGGCTTCTCCGTGCATTGGACGATCACGGCGACGCATCGTTGGTTGTGCTGGTACACAATCTGTCGTATGAATTTCAGTTTCTGCGTGGGATTTACACATTTCAGCCGAACGAGGTTTTTGCCGTGGATTCCCGGCGGGTCCTGAAATGCACGATGGCCGACAAGCGTTTGGAATTTCGTTGCGCCATGCTGCATAGCAATATGTCGCTGAAGCAGTATACCAAAAAGATGCACGTTGACCACCAGAAGCTGGACGGCGACGAGTTTGACTATAAGGAACTGCGCTTTCCGGACACACCATTGACCGACCGGCAGCTGCAATACTGCCAGAACGACGTTTTGGGGCTGGTGGAAGCGTATCAGGCCGAAATGGCCAGAGATAAGGATAACCTTTATTCCGTTCCCATGACTAGCACCGGTTATGTCCGACGTGACTGTAAGCGGGCGATGCGTTTTTGTTCCAGCAAAATGATTCGGGACTTGCAGCCGGACGTGGAGCTGTATAAAATGCTGCGGGAGGCGTTCCGGGGCGGGGACACCCATTGCAACCGCCATTTTGCCGGTAAGGTGCTGGACAATGTCCATAGCGCAGATCGCAGCAGCAGTTATCCCGATGTGATGTGTAACTGCAAGTTTCCCATGGGCCGCTTTTACGCCTTTGACGGAGGTATCGACAGGGCCATGGTGCTGTATCATCGTGGATATGCGCTGCTGCTGCGTGTCAGGCTGTGGGATGTGTCCTTGTCAGATCCAGCATGGGGATTTCCGTATATCAGCTATGCCAAATGCCGGAATACGATCCATCCGGTTTTGGACAATGGCCGAATCCTGTCGGCGGAGATGCTGGAGACCACGATCACAGATATTGATTTACGCATCCTTTTAGACCAGTATGATTTTAGTGATATCGAGATCTTGACAGGCTACCACAGCAGATATGACCGGCTTCCGGCACCGCTGGTGCGCTGCACCATCGACTACTACCAGACTAAAACAAGGCTAAAGGGCGTGTTGGACGAACACGGCCACGAATCGCCCTTTTATAGCAAAAGTAAAAATTTGCTGAACTCCCTGTATGGCATGATGGCGCAGGATCCCGTGAAGCAATCCATATTGTTTGAAGAAGGCAGCGAATGGTTGTTCCGGCAGAAGGACGAGCCAATCGAAGATTTGCTGAACGCCAACAGTAAACGAGCGTTTTTGTGCTATCAGTGGGGCGTCTGGGTGACAGCTTGGGCGAGGTACCGGCTGCAGGAAGGTTTGCGTATGGCCGACGGAGAACACAGCTGGCCTATTTACTGTGATACCGATTCTGTCAAATACATTGGCAATGTGGATTGGTCGAAATACAACCGGAAGCGCATGGCCGACAGTCTCCGGTCTGGTGCCCACGCAACGGATCCCCACGGTGAGGAGCATTACATGGGTGTCTACGAGCAGGAGCATACGGCTAACCATTTTGTCAGTCTGGGAGCGAAGAAATACGTCACGGTGTATGAAGATGGGAAATGCCGCTGTACCATCGCAGGCGTGAACAAGGAGAAGGGCGGCGCAGAACTTGACAAGCATGGCGGCATTACAGCTTTTAAGTCTGGTTTTTTGTTTGTGGAGGCTGGAGGCACAGAGAGCGTTTACAATGACGATGTGGTGCCGCACACGGAGGAATGGCAGGGACATCGTTTTGAGATGGTGCCTAATATCCTGATCCGGGATAGCACCTACCGTGTCGGCATTACACAGGACTACGAGGACATCCTGAGCGATCCCGATTACTATTTGCTATGTAAGCACCGGTTCCGGGATAAATAATGTTTATAAGCTGGCGAGCTTAACACGCAGAAAGGAATTATCATGAGAAACCGTAACACAACGAGCGATACCAAGACCTACAGCCATGAGTATGCCGTGAGACGAGCAGTACAGTTTGACAAGGACGTGCTGTTTGACCTGACTATCGACGACTTTACCATCTACGGCTGCCGTGTGATAGAGGGCAAAAACGGTGACTTTATCATCCTTCCCTCCCGCAAAGGGAAGGATGGGAAGTACTGGGGGATCGTATATAAGCGCTTTAGTCAGGACGAAACAAGTCTGATCCTCGATATGGTCAGCGACACGCTCGGGCAGGGGTGAAATAATGAATCTTTACGACCGCCGAGGCTATCTGAACATTCCCGATATCCTAAAATGTAAGCAGCCGTTTATTTTCGTGGTGGGCGGTCGTGGCACCGGTAAAACCTTCGGTGCGCTGCGTGAAGCGCGTCGGAGGTATCGTGCCACAGGTGCGCGCTTTATGCTGCTCCGTCGGATGCAATCCCAAGTGGACTTGATCAACAAGCCGGAGTATTCCCCCTTTAAGGCTGTCGACCGTGCCGACCACCAATGCACGGTCAGCAGATCGCTAAGCAAATACACGGCAGGGTTTTACGACGGCCAGCTGGACGAACACGGCACACCACAGGTGACCGGCGATTGCATTGGTTATACCTGTGCGCTGTCCACCATATCCAATATGCGTGGCTTTGATGCCAGCGACGTGGATTTGATCATTTTCGACGAGTTCATCCCCGAAGCCCACGAGCGGCCCATCAAAAACGAAGCTGCAGCCCTGTTTAACGCCTATGAGACGATCAACCGTAACCGGGAGCTGGACGGCGTTGCACCTTGTCAGCTTTTATGCCTTGCCAATGCCAACGACCTTGGGAACCCTGTGTTTTTGGAATTGGGGCTTGTAAGAAAAGCGGAGTCAATGCGCCGTAAAGGGCAAGAGGTTTATATTGACCAAAAGCGTGGAATTTGCATGATCATTTTGCAAAAGTCCCCCATTTCCCGTGAGAAAACTGCAACCGCATTGTACAAGCTTGCAAAAGACGGCGAATATAGTCAGATGGCCATTGGGAATACCTTTGCCGGTGCCGGTGAAAATCGGATTCAATCCATACCGCTGCAGCAGCTGGTGCCTGTGGTGACCGTCGGGGAGCTGACCGCATACCGCATCAAAGGCCAGAAGGACTATTATTTTAGTACCCACCCATCCGGGAATCCTCCTCATTACGGAACCGGGCCGTCCGAACTGCGCCGTTTTAAGGTGGCGTTTTCGTGGTTGTGGGAGGCGTATATGCAGCGGCGGGTGGTGTTTGAAGAACGTCTCTGCGAGATCCTGTTACAAAAATACTTGACATAATCCTGTGTTATGGTATTATGTAAGGGGAGGGAGGTCCGCACAATGTCAGCCCCGGAAGGGCGTGCGTGAGTTTGACAGACTCCTGACGCCCTCTCTCCCCCACAAAAAATAATCGAGGTGGTCATATGCGAGTCTATGTAATTGGAGTAGCAGTCTTTATCATCGTGGACATCCTGTCCGGCCTGTTGAAAGCGCTGTACAACAAATCGTTCAAGTCCGCTGTAATGCGCAACGGCCTTTTTCACAAGGCGGGGGAAATCCTTGTCTTGGGCCTGCTGTATCTGGTGGAGATCGAGTCGGCGGCTATGGGCTTGGATGCTAGCCTACCGCTGTTTAAGACCGGCTGCGGCTATGTGGCGCTGATGGAGATCGGCAGCATCATCGAAAATCTGAAAGTATTTACTCCGGGTATCGACAACATCATCCGAAAGGAGACGGCAACCAATGGCAAAGAAAATTTTTCTGAGTCCCAGCGATCAGACGCGTAATCGGTACGCATCAGGCAATACCAGCGAGGCGATCCAGTGCGGCAAAATTGCCGTGGCGCTGGAGGGGGCGCTGACACGCTGCGGTTTTGCCGTGGGGCTTATGCATTATCATGACATGGCTGCAAAATGTGCCAGTGCTGACGCATGGGGCGCAGACCTTTACATTCCCATCCACACCAATGCCTGCAACGGCAAGGTGTCCGGCACACGCATCTACACCTATGACAACACCGGCGAAGGCCGCAAGGCCGGACTGTGTGTCTATCGCAATCTGGCGCCGCTGACACCGGGAACGTCTGACAACATCAGCGCAGACGCCAGCCTGTACGAAATTCGCAAACCGGCAGCCCCGACAGTGTACTGTGAATGCGAGTTTCACGACGTTCCCGAGACGGCCCGTTGGATCATCACCCACACAAAAACTATCGCAGAAGCGATCTGCAAGGGCGTGTGCGAATACTTCGGAGTACCCTACAAGGCCCCGGACGAAGCGCCCCGAACCGAAACACTGTATCATGTCCAAGTCGGAGCGTTTAAGGATCGGAAGAACGCTGAAAAAATGTTGAAATCCGTGAAAGATTGCGGATTTGAAGCGTTTATAAAGGAGGAAAAGCATGAAAGCAACTGATATTATCGCATTGGCAACTGCTGGTTACACGGCGGAGCAGATCGCCGTCATCGCAAAGGCCGCCAAGGAGCAGCCGGTACAGCAGCCGGTACAGCAGCCGGTACAGCAGCCGGTACAGCAGCCGGTACAGCAGCCGGTACAGCAGCCGGACGGTTATGCGGATCTGATGGGCAGGCTTGACGCACTGACCACACAGATCCAGCAAAGCGCTATCCTTCATAGCGCACAGCCCCCTGAGGATACGGCCGATGATATCTTGGCAAATATCATTGACCCGCCCGAATTTCACCCGACAAACAATAAATAAGGAGGTATAATTATGGCTGGTGAAATGACTTTCAAACAGGCCGCCACGCTGCTGAACAGCATCCAGCAGCAGGCAACCGGTCAGGCGGCATTGGTCGCAACTGACATCCACAGCTTTATCAGCTGTGCAACCACCACGTTGGCCACGGGCTATGATCCTGTGATCAACGCCATCAATCAGGTGCTGACACGCACCATCTTTTCCACACGGCCCTATTCCCGCAAGTTTAAGGGTCTGGAAAAAACGGAATCCCAGTGGGGCAACCATGTCCGCAAGCTGTCCATTGCGGACAAGCCCGTCAGCGATGACGATCGCTACAAGTGGCCGGTGGCATATGACGCTACCCAGACCTCCAATCCGCTGGGCAACGGCCAGAGCGTAGACCAGTATGTCATCAACAAGCCGGAGATCCTACAGACCAATTTCTACGGGGCCAATGTGTGGGAGGACTGGTATACGATCTTTAAGGATCAGCTTGACAATGCTTTTACCGGCCCCGATCAGCTGGGCAGCTTTATGGGCATGGTCGCCGGGAATATGTCCGATAAGCTGGAAAACATCCGGGAAAATATTTCCCGCGCTGCTCTGGCCAACTTTATCGGCGGCGTGGTCGACGAGGCGCAGGAGGACCGTGTCGTGCATCTGCTGACGGAGTACAAAGCGGCGACCGGCCTGAATTTTAATGCGCCGCAGGAAGTGTATCAGCCCGCAAACTTCAAAGCGTTCATCCAGTGGGCGTATGCCAGAATCGCCCAGATCTCTGACATGATGACGGAGCGGACGGAGTTGTTCCAGACGGTGGTCAATGGCAAGCACGTCATCCGGCACACACCCAAGGCCATGCAGCGGGCTTTCTTGTACGCTCCGGCTCGCCACCAGATGAACATGATGGCCATTGCAGACACCTACCACGACGGGCTGCTGACCATGCCGGAGACGGAAACCGTCAACTTCTGGCAGTCTGCTGAAACCCCGGACAGCATCAACATGAAGGTGGCCCGCATCGGCACCAATGGTGCCGTGACCGTGTCCACCGGCGACATCGAGCAGGCCGGGATCTTCGGCGTCATCATCGACACCGAGGCCGTCGGCGTGGCCAACACCCAGAGTTGGAGCAATCCGACGCCGTTTAACGCAAGGGGCGGCTATACCAATATCTGGATGCACGAAACTCAGCGCATCTACAACGACCACACGGAAAAGGGCGTTGTGCTGCTGCTTGACTAATGCGCAAGGCCGGGCGGCTTCTGCCGTCCGGCCATTTACGAAGGTGGTGATATTAATGTTCCCCGCTATGCTGTGGAAATTTTCCAAGGCGGAAAACAGCACGAAGAGACCTTTGGACAGCGCCGCCAACATAGTGGACTGTGAGACCAACAACGACTTTGACCTGTTGAATCCGGTATTTGTGTTTAGTTTCCGTGGCGGCAGCAGCAATCCCACGCAGTATAATTACTGCTATGTGGACACGTTTAAGCGGTATTACTGGATAACTGGGTGGACTTTTAGCAACGGCCAGTGGATTGCATCATGTTCCGTGGACGTCTTGGCCAGCTGGAAAACGGATATCGGCGCGCTGGAGGCCTATATTCTCCGTTCCGCCGCAGAGTGGGACGGCAACATTATTGACAATATGTATCCAGCAAAAACGATTCTAACCACGGAACGTGAAACCTTTAGCCCGAGTCCGTGGCACGTCAAACTTGAACAGGGTACTTTTGTGGTAGGCATCGTTGGATCAGGTGCTACGCAATATTTGCTGTTTCTAAAAGGCGGGTTAGATACTTTTCTGGAGTATATTCTATCTGATGCATATGCTGTTAAAGCGCTGGGCGTTTTAGGATATGCTGCCAATAGTGATTTGAAAACGACTCTAAACCCCCTGCAATACATATCCAGCATTGTATGGCTGCCTTTTCTGACCCTGACGGAAACCAACGTCCAGTCTGTCCGTGTTGGTTACGTTGATGTTCCTGTGGCGGCAACTGATATTGGCAGTGGATATGGATACATAGAACACATATGGAATTTGAAGCGGCACCCACAAGCAGCGGCGCGTGGAAATTATATGAATGCATCCATGGCAAGCTACACATTGTATTATCCGCCATTCGGTGCAATTCCATTGGATCCTGTTTTATGTGCAAATACCCCCGGTATTGGTACAGTTTGCGCAGTAGATTATCGGACAGGCCGCGCCACACTGCATATCATCACACTGGGCGACGAATCTAAAACATTTTCGCAAATCAGCGGGCAAGTGGGTCTGACTTATCAATTAGGTCATGTAGTGGCTCCGGGATATGGATTAGGTACGCTTGTCACCGATGCAATAGGCATTGGACTTGCGGCGCTGACGGACAACTATCCGGGCGCAATCACGGGCGGATTGTCTGCTATTGGCAATGCGACCAAAGGCCGCATACCAAGTGCAAATACTGTGGGGGCCGCTGGCGGTTTGGATCAGCTGGTTGCACCACCAGCGCTGGAGTACGAATGGCGGGCGCCGGTCGCCGAAGATCTGGCAGACCGTGGCAGGCCGCTATGCCAAGTGCGACGCATCAATGCACTTCCGGGGTACATTCTTTGCAGTGACGTGGAAGTTGATATCCCGGCAACGCAGAACGAAATTGGTACAATTAAATCCTACATGGAAGGTGGATTTTACTATGAGTAGGAGGCGAAAACTATGACCGGCGCCCCATTCTTTTACGACTATCAAAACGCAATCATTTCCCAGACCACGCCCAATACCGTCCATGTCAAAAATGTTGGCCTGACGAGGTTTTTCCAGCGCTATCTGCTGCAAAAAGCCATCAGTGTATTCAAGTGGAAAATGCCCCGCACATGGAGTCGAGACTATTTCCTATATACACTGTACTGCTGGGGCTTCGTCGCCATCGTCAACACGGACAAATTCGGCGTTATCCCGCAGGGCTGCGGCCTAAAGGGCTATAATGTCTTTTACCAGCCCCGCACCGTCATCATCCAAAACCCGCTGATCCGCCGGACGCTGGAGCCGGAAATAGGCAGAAACTGTGTGCTGCTGAAGCTGCAACCAGATTTCTGCGGAATCATGGACTTGGTTAGTTTCTATGCGCAGGAAATGGCGCTGGCCTCCGAGGCCGTCGACGTGAATCTGCTTAACAGCAAACTGTCCTATGTGTTTACGGCGTCCAATAAAAATGCCGCGGAAAGTCTGAAGAAGCTGTATGACCGTATTGCAAGCGGGGAGCCTGCGGTGGTGGTGGACAAGTCGCTGTATAATGATGACGGATCCGTGTGCTGGGGGGCCTTCCAGCAAAATGTCGGACAGAACTACATCGTTAGTGACCTTCTTTCCGATCTCCGCAAAATCGAGGCGGAATTTGACACCAAAGTGGGCATCCCCAATGCCAACACTGACAAAAAAGAACGGCTGATCTCCGACGAGGTTAATGCAAACAATGTGGAAACCCGGAATCTCCCGGAACTGTGGCTGGAATCCCTCCGGCAAGGCTGCGAGGAGGCCCGCAAAATGTTTGGGATTGACTTGTCCGTGATCTGGCGCAATGATCCCGAACAGGCCGTAAATCCGACGGAGGAGGGCCCCGACAATGCGAAGTAAGCTATCTGTACTGGGCATCTATAACTATGACGGCCAGATTTTCGACCGGCTGGAGCTGCCGGAAGGTGTGGACAAGGATACTGTGGTCAACAGCATACTGCTGGAGTGTGCCGATCTGGAGGTGCTGTATCCGGCGCCGGTCGTGCTGCAAACGGCCATCGGCTTGTGGTCTAAATCCATGCTACCAAGCTGGGAACGCCAGTATCGGGCTATCACAGCGGAGTACGATCCTATCGAAAACTATAACCGGTTTGAAGACTGGACGGACACGGCGCATTCCGAGGGCGCAGGCAGCAGCGAGGTGGCGGGCTTCGACAGCGGCAAAATGACTCCCAGAGACGGTAGCCAGAGCGCCGCAGATTCCAACAGCGACCACCACGGACGCATCCACGGCAACATCGGCGTGACCACCTCGACGGCCATGGTGCAGGAGGAAGTCAACCTTCGGCGCAAGCTATCCATGGTGGACATCATCGTCAACGACTTCAAAAGCAGATTCACTCTGTTGGTGTATTAAGGAGGTAACACAATGGCGTTTGAACAATTCCCCTATACAAATTTACACGATCTTAACTTGGACTGGCTGCTGAAAACCGTAAGGAAAACCAAGGACATTCTCGACAACACGGATATCCCCCAGCACGTCAGGGACGAACTCGCGGTCATGTATAACGACGGGCGGCTGGAGAAGCTGGTCAACGAACAGATTCTGACCGACATACAGGCAAAGGTGGACGCCAACGCTGAAAGCATCGGGGCGGCGAAGGAGTCCATTGCAGCGAACGAGGAGGCAATCGGGAACCTAAAGGTGACTGCTACGCTGGCGATGTTGTCGGCACCAGACGCAGTGTCCGGCGATCCTGATCGCGGATACTCCCTGTGTATGGTGATTTACAACAAGGATTTCTGCGTCGTTTACGACCACGGCAATGACAGCGCAATCCGGCTGTTGGAGTATCTGCGGCAGAATGGCGTCAAGAAAATTACGGCATTCGTCGGCTCCCACTATCACAGCGACCATTGCACACTGGCGGGCGTTACGACAATTCTCAACAGCGGGATTCCTGTGGAAAAGTGGTATCTGCCTAACGGTGCCGTCAGCTGGGACGCCTTCAACGGTGTAAATTATCAGGCCGTACAGACCAGTATCAAGAATGCAATTACAGCCGCTGGCGGCGTGATCGTGGAGCCTGCCACGGAGGGCATGCTGGTTCAGGTGTCCAAAGCCGTCTATCTGGAGTTTTACAATGTTGCAGCGCCCACTATCGCAGGGTATTACAACTACACGCTGGACGAGGATTTGGACGACACCGGCAACACCAATTACAACAACTTTTCCATGTGCGCCCGGCTGCGAGTCGGGGACAAAATTCTGGCGCTGACCGGCGACATCGAGGAACCCGCACAAGATAAGATGTTCCCCATCGTGCAGGGCGTGGACGTGATCCAGTTACCGCACCACGGACTTGATCTCCGGGACAGCCGCGCCTTTATCCGTTCCATGGGGGCATCCGTTTATTTAACGGCGGCCTATGGCGTCGCACGGTTTTACCGGCTGCAGTATCTCAGCAATGCGATGCTGCATAGGGCGATCATGTCCGGGACTTCCCTGTCCACGCTGGGCGGCAAAACCATCGAAATGGTATTTGGTTACAATGGATGCTATGTAACGTCACCGGGGACGCCCACGCCGATAGGGTCGTTCGGAGAAAGCATCCCGGCGGGCAGCGACTTCAACGACTACCGTGAAATCGGGTTCGCGGGGTATGTCCAGAATGCCAGTGTTGCGGCCCAGGTTGCCAATATGCCGGGGCCTTCTGGTGGCCGTCTCTGGGTAATAGCCAGCAACCAAAACAGCCAGCCACACGGAAGTCTGATGCAGATATTCACTCCGGCGTTTAGCTATGCACACCCGGAGGTTAGTATTCGGATGCTGGATGATGACGATTGGAAGCCATGGAAGACGTTCAAGACAGCAGATTGAGACGACCGGAGGCCGTGGCGTAAGGGCTGT